CTGGTTTGCCGCGAGGGCTGCCTTGAGTCTGGCCACCCCCGCCGTGTTGCGTCGGGACAGGAAGCGCCACATCTCCCGCTGCGCCCCGGACATGTCCTGGAATTGGACCAGGACGGTGGCCAGCACGGTGAAGCCGTCAGCTCCGGCGCCCATGTTCAGGTCCCAGTCCAGGTCATCGATCTCCAGGACCACGGCCGGAACGGACACCTGCGCGGGCACCTCGGCCTGACAGCTCACGGTGGTGGCCACGCCCGCCAGTTCGTCCCCGGTTTCCACGCCGTTGAAGGTGCCAGCCAGAGCGTCCATGATCTCGCCGATCTCGTAGGACGCGCCCTCCTGCGGAAGGGTGTCCTGCTGGGCTGCTGCCGTCCCGGACAGGTCCAGGGCGGGTAGATCGATCGTCCCGGACATGTCCGGGTCGGGGGTGCCGTCCGCAGCCAGCTGGAGCGGGCCGAACGTCAGGGCGCCGGAGCCCGAAACGTCCCCGCCCTCGCTGTCCGGCAGGAACACCACGTCCGCAAAGTAGTTGTTGGCGGTGCTGGTGTTGGGGAAGGCCAGGGCGCCGCTGATGTTGAAGACACCTTGGTTGATCACGAAGCCGCCCATGGGCTGACCTTGTGCCTCGGCGGTGATGTCCCCGTTCACGAGCGGGTTGATGAAAAAGTTGATCGTGGCGACGTAGCGGCCCTCGGAGTTGTTGATCCCGATCCGGTACGCCTTCGCCAGATCGATCGCTACCGGCGTGTCCAGCGCGGTCACATTCCAGGCACCGCCCGTGGGAGTTCCCGCATGCACTTTCGACTGGAGCAGAGTGCCGGTGGAGCTGCTGGTCAACTCCCACACCGCCGCGGTGTAGGTGCCGCTGGTGGTCGTCGGGCACCACCAGCGGACATGCGTGATCACGCCCGCCACCGCGAACGCCAGAGTCACACCACGGGTGATGGTGGGCGTGCCGTCGGAGGCGTCTCCGACAACCGGCGTCTGGCTGGTGAACAGGCTCTGCGGCATGGGCTCAGCTGATCGGCTGGGTCAGCGTGAGGGCGGTGACGGACACGGACAGCCCGGACGTGACGGTGGTGGTCGCCAGAGTCAGGTCCCCGCCCCCGCCGGTGGCGGTGACGGTGCCGTCGATCAGGGAGTTGTTGTCCGAGTCCAGGATCCGGAACCATCCGGCCGCTCCGGAGTTGCCCGCGGTGGCGGTCAGCACGGGGGTCACATCGGCTGCTGCCGTACCGGTGCCGGTCGCCCCGAACGAGGGGTCGGCGAACGGAATATCGGCCAGCAGCGTGCCGCTCGCCGCGGTGGCGACGGTGGCGGGCTGACTGCCGGTGTAGATCCGGATCTTCCCGGCGCCGGAGCCGGCATCGATCAGGGCCTTGACGGCATCGACCATGGCGTTGCGAACAGAGGTGTTTATGCGCAGGGTCATGAGGCCACCTGGATTTCATCGATCATGTACGGCCGGAGCTTTTCCTCGGCCAGCGGGTTGGCCCTGATCCGCATGGCGTAGTCACCGAATCCCTGGACACCGAACGGGGTGTCTTTGCTCTTGTTGACGTCGGCGGCCAGCAGGAGCGCGGCGGTGACCACGCCGGCGGGGACGTTCTCCCAGCCCCACTTGGCCGTGACCTTGACCGTGGTGGCCGCGTAGAACAGTGCGCACGTCAGCGGGTGGCCACCGTAGAGGGAAGTGACCCGGCTGTACGGCCAGCCGGGGGTCATGTCCACGATGCCGTCCAGCGGTTCGAACACCAGCTGGGTCTGGTCCCAGGCGGTGCCCGCGGTCTGGCCGAGGTACGGGGTCAGGACGAGGCCGGTCAGTGTCCAGAAGTCGTGCGTGTCCAGGCCGCTTCGTCCAGGACGGAACGTCCTGTCCGTGGCCGTTTCGGACCGGCCGAACTGTCGGTGTGTCCACCGGGTGATGTCCTCGGTGGCCCCGGCGATGCGCTGGTCCAGCCGGGTGTTCTGGGTGGTGTCCGAGTCCCGGACACCGATCCAGTCCTTCAGCTGATCCCGGGTGATGTACGGATCCCCGATGGCTACGGCGGTCACGCCCACCGCCTCCACTCTTCCTCGGGAAGGGCGTGGTAGTACCAGCCGGTGTTGCCCATAGCGGCTCGGATCCGATACTTGCGCCGCTCGCGCCGAGCCTGCCTCGCGGCCCAGAGGATCAGATACTCGATCTGCTCGGCCGCGATCACGGGATCACCAGCCCGAGCGGGCTGAGGTTGTTACGCATGTACAGCTCCGCGTTGCGCGCGATCTCGTGGCCCTTGGCCTGGATCAGGGTCTCCTGCTGCTTGGCGTACTCCACCTCATCCAGGTAGATACCACCCTTGTAGTGCGAAGTCTTGATCGAGGTGTCCACGCCGAGCATCATCCCGGCGCCCTGCACGCGGATGCAGAACGAGAGGTCTTCGGAGAAGGTCCGCGATGTGCCATGGCCACCGGCGGTGGGGTCCGTGATCGGCATGAACGGCTCCGGGCCCACGGCCTCGAGCGCGCGGCGGTGCACCAGCAAGCAGGCAGCGCCGGTACCGGCGACGTGCTGGAAGGTGTCCCGCTGATACTTCTTGACGTGCCGGAAGCCGGACTCGCCGGTGGTCTCCACGGTGACGTAGCCGTAGATGGTCGGGATGATCCGGTAGCGGACCGCGCCGAGCGGTCCCTGATTCTGGTCCGGGTCGATTTTCTGCGCGAAGCACAGGGCACCCAGCACGGGCACGTCATTGGCTTCGGCCGAGGCGATCATCCGGTCCAGGGTCTCCGGGGCGTAGCCCATGTCGGAGTCGACCATGAACAGCCACTCAGCGTCCTGCTGGAGGAAGTACGCGGCGATCTCGGAGCGGGCCGAGGCCAGACCCATCGCGCCCGCCTGCTTGCGGATGAACTGGCCGGAGCCGGTCACGCCGAGGATCCGGCCGTTGCGAGCCTGGTCGTAGACCATCATCTCTGTCCAGGACAGGCCGAACGATGCGGACCATTCGCCGCCGTCCACCACGGCCGGGATCACGGATCCCGACCTGTAGGCGGCACTGTCCGTGTCCACGGTCTCCTCTGTCATGATCTTGTGTCCTCGCTCGCCGGGCATCGCTGGGTTGATGCCCGGCTCCCCGCACCCAGCGAGGACGAGGAGCCGGGAGTTCGCTACTTCGTGGTGGACGCGCTCTTGGCCGGCTTGGCCGCCGTCGGATTCTCCACCTGGGTAGCGGTGGATTCCGGCACGGTGCCGTTGGCCATGTCCTGTCCAGCCTTGATCATCGCGGCCTGGCCCGCGCGGATCTTCTCCACGTCCGCGGGGTCCGCGTCCACAGCGTCCACTCCGGCCGGAGTGTCCTCGGCCTGGTAATCCTGGACGGTACTGGACACCCTGGCCACCTTGCCGGGCACGGGGCGGTTGTCCCCGTCCTCGGTGCTGCCAGCCAGGTTGACGTGCGCGCCGTTGACATCCACGGCCCCACCCTGCGGGGTGATGAACACGCCGTCACCGGCCGAGACCACCTGGCCGGCGTGGAACTCCGGGGGCTGCTTGTCGTCGTAGTCGGGGTCGCCCGAACGGGCCTTCTGATAGACCATCGCTGGTCCTCTCTGGGTGTTACGCGGGGCCGCTCATCCGTGCGGCCAACGGCCCCGCGAGATCGGTTAGGCGGTGGTCTTGTCGATCAGCAGCCGGAAGGCCACGTCGTTGATGCTGTCCGAGCCGTTGCGGAAGTGCATGTACCAACCGCGGCGGCCGTCCGGCAGGTTGTTGCTGGTGTTGAACAGGTGCGGAATGAACTCGATGGAGGTCGATCCCGGCTTGTCCACGATCAGGAAGTTGCTGAAGTCTCCGAAGACGAGTTGCGAGTCGTTCGTGGTGGTCTGCTCCACCACCGGCGCCTCATCCGATTCCACCACCGGCCGACCGATGAGCCGGTCCGTGTAGGCCTGGGTGATGTCCGTCGAGTAGCTGGCGGATAGCGCGGTACCGAGCGCCTGGATGTAGCCCAGGAACGTCGGGTTCATCAGCCAGGTGCCCTTGCCGCGCCACCGGACCGGCAGGGCGCGCCGGACCTTCTGGATGTCGGCCAGCAGGATGCCCGCGGCGTCGTGCGCCGAGGTGACCACCGAGGACGTGCCGGCCAGCGCGGTGAAGATGCCAGTGGGCTGGCTGGAGCCGGAACCGGTCGCGTGCGCGGCGGCCTCCAGCCGGTCCTTCGCGTCCGCGAGCATCATCTGGACGTCGGACGCCAGGCCGGTGATGTCCTCGAACGACTCGATCGACGCCATGATCAGCGCCTTGGCCGAGTAGACCGGCACCTGGGCCGGCGCGACGGCCGGAGTGTCGTCAGAGACCTCGGTGAGTTCCGCATCCCAGGAGGCGGTGGCCCCGGCGGTGGTGACGCCGTTCCACTTGTTCGCTCCACCGGTCAGGGTGACCTGGCGGGCCATGCCGCGGATGACGTTGCTGACGCCGCTGTTCGTGAGCACCAGGGTCGGATCCAGGTGGGTCGGTACGAGATAGCCGCCGGCCGTGTTCGTGCCCAC